TTCTCTAATCGTCTTTTAATTTTATTAGTCATGACTGTACCTCTCCATTAAGATTTTGGCATGATATAAGTTTCTATAGATTATAATCCTCCTTATGCTACGTTTGTATATACCGTTCCCTTGGAACGTCTTTTGGGTTCAGCTGCATCTGTATTTCGTTCAAGTTCTTCAGTATATCCATCTTTTACAATTGTCATAGCGATAGTGTGATATCTTTGTGGTACTTCGTTAAATTCGTGTCTTAATTGTGTAATTAGATATTTTCCTGAGTAGTATGGATCAGCTTTAGATTTACCATGCGTTTGTCCAACTACTAACATTTCAAAATTAATAGTTTGTCCTATAGCCATGTTTGTCATACCATGTACTTCTACAAGTAAGGACAGTCCCTTTTTTAATTCCAAAAATTTAGCTTGTCTGTGCAACAAACTATTTTCAATTCTGTTTGGTGAGTATGGTGTTGTAGTTACATCTGTATAGTGTTGTGCATCACTTTCTTCTACTTTTGCTGTCGGGTGGAGATGTATATTTGCATTAGTAAAATTATCTACTGTGTTACCAAACTCATCAATTACGTTTGTATTGTATATAGGATTATCACTAAGTCTACTGTAGTCTGGGAAATTTTTAAAATATCTAAAAGATTTTATGTTATAGTTCTTTTTATAAATGTCGTGTGTAATTAAATTAGAACCAAGTAAACCACCTCTTACATTTGATAACATATCATTTGCTTGCACTATTTGATGACTGATGGGGCGACTATATTCGTCCAATACGTCTTTTACAACTGTTCCAGAACTTTCTTGATGAGAAAACTTACCTGTGTTATATTCTGCACTAACTGGCTGACTATACAAACTGTCCAGACTTCTAAAATGAATACCATCTTTATTTTCAAAGAACATGAAGTATGGAGAACCATGTTCTGTAGAAATAGCTTCAGATGCTAACTTTTGAACGAATGTGAATGGTTGATTATTTGGTGCAATCATTTTCCTAACACCAACAGTCCCTTCAATAAACAAATCTTTTTTTGAATTTATATACCTTTCATTTTGTAATACGTCTATAACAATTTTATCTATACTATTAGTGTAACTTTTTGAAACTCTTGTCCGACTATTTCTCATCATCTCTGGAGAAGAAAAGTGTAACACAATTGCTTCAGCACCATCTCCCATTATTCTTTTATCTATTTTATAGATAGAAAATACGTTTTCTGTATAGTCAATAATATCTATTTCCTTATTACCAAGAGAAGCTGTTTTTATTTTAAATGATAGATATTCTTGTCCTATGATTGGTAGGTTTAATACGATACTGTTTGTGTCTAACAATACTATCTGACCAGACATGGTAGGAGAAAATATATTTTCAAATAGACTTAACGACATCATCAAACCGTTCAAAGGTATGATGTTACCAGAGGAAGAAAATAATTTTATTTCTTCTATCTCATACTCACCGGCATACTGAATCCCAGCCATTAGATAATAGATTCCTTCATTTTTTTATCAAATTCATTAACAAATATACTAAGATAATTTGGATCAAGTAATTGTATCTGTCTTTTTCTGTCCTGTTCTGCTAACTCATGTTCGTAGTTTGTAATTCGAGTTATAGCAGTACTAGTATATGCGTCAGTGTCGGCATCATTCTCTACCCAAATTTTTATAGTTGTATCACCAGAGTCTTGTGCAATCTCATAATGATGAGTACCATTGACATCATCATATTTGTCTGGAACGTATTGATTAAACTGAGAAAAGGTTAACGGCCACTGATGAAAACGGTCTGTGATATCATTTGTCATCAAGACAACCCAATGCAATTCTGGATCACCATACAACTTGTCTGCAATCATTTCTGGTGTTTCACCTTCCTTGATATCATAAGTGTCAAACAACATAGTGTTCGCTTTTATTTTTGCTCGGAGTTTAACCCTACGCAAAAGATTTGTAACATCTTTGAAATTATAATCACCTATAGAATCATAGGGTATAATCGGAAACGCATTAAAATACATTTTTAGAATCCTTCTTCAGCACGTTCTTTGGTAATCAACTCCATTTCCTTGAAGTTTAATGTTATGGTGGTTTCTACTGGTGGAGCTCCTTTTGCATTTCCATCAAAGGTTTTATATCGATCTCCACCATAAGACACATTCATGCCTTCCAAAACGCAAGTTGATATTTTGTTTAAGTATAAATTTTCTCTATTGACAAACATATATTTGATATCAAATGTGTTAGGTATCTTTAAATTTTTACCTGTAAAACCTTGGTTGTCAAGGTCGGCTACCATTTCTGGTAACATATTCATTTTAAACGCAGTTACAATGTTTCTAATTTGATCTGCTTCCTTTTCACTCTTAGGTATCATCTTGAATGTGTATTGGAAACTTCTTTTTGGTAGTCCCTTAAATGCTAACTCCATGCGGTTTGTGAAGATGAAGCCTTGATTTATTTCGTAAAGTTCTCTCGTACCTTCCATGCCAGGTAGCGCTCCCACTGTCCCTAGTGCAACCTTTTTAAGAGCCTCGACTAATTCTTTATTAAGTTCATCACTCATCGCTACCCCCAAACCTTCTTTAGCAGTTTTTGCCCCCAAAATCTTTGCAGCATTAGCTGCACCACCACCTATTGGAGTATCCGTATAGGTTGCATTATAGCTTACTGATACTGTAGGGGGCATATACAATGCAATCGCAGTATCTAATCGTGTTGTTGCGGGTCTATCCACAAGTGCAGAATTTTTGGATTCACTCATTACTGAACCTTTATTGGGGTCTAGTTCAGCTGCCCAATCCAATTGTCTACTTATTCCCTCTATCAGTTGATCTCCACCTTGTTTGTTGTTTATTCTCTCGTGCGTAGTACCACCTGCCTTGGACTTAGATACCGTTACTTTATCTGGAATTGCGTTTTTAGATTTGGCTTTACCTACATTTTTAGAACCATCAGCACTTGCTTCTTTCTTACCGAAATGTATCCTTGGGGCCATCTGTTCATTGATAAAAAACAGGATGTAGTGACCATGATTACCTAATCCTTGATCTGGGTTAGTGACATCAAGAGGAAAGGTAAATGCTTTTGGGTCAAGTTTGGGTCTTTTTGCTTCATTAGCAGTTACCTCTCCACGATTTAATGATGAACCAACCACACCTCGTAAATCTCCAGCAACCTTTTTAAATCCCTGATTTGCGAGAGATACCACTTGACCTTTTACTACGTCTACAAATGAAACCATATAAATATTCCTATTAGTCTAAGTATTTATACAATATGGCATACAGTGGAACATACAAACCAGTAAACCCTAAAAAATATCGGGGTAATCCTAACCAAGTAGTATATCGTTCTCTATGGGAACGTAAGCTCATGGTATACTGCGATAAGAATGATGCAGTTCTTGAGTGGGGTAGTGAAGAAGTCATTATACCTTATTTATCACCTTGGGATGGCAAACTACACCGATACTTTCCAGATTTTTATATGAAAGTTAATCAGGCTAATGGTTCGATCAAAAAGTTTATCATTGAAGTAAAACCAAAGGCTCAGTGCAAACCCCCTGTTAAAAATCCCAAAAGAAAGACTAGGAGATGGTTCAAGGAAGTTCAAACATGGGGCATCAATCAAGCTAAGTGGAAGTCTGCAACCGAATACTGTGATGATCAAGGAATGGAGTTCAAGATATTAACGGAAGATCATCTCAACCCTAAGTATAAATAACTATATGGCAACTGAATTTATTCAAAGAGTACTAGATGAAACAAGAGGACAGGAGCGTTCTGTTTCTTGGTTTCGTAAAAAAATAAAAGAGTTTGGAGCTCCGAAATCAGCAGAACTGGTTCGTGAAGGTAAGCGGTCAAAGACACCCTTTCGTGGTAGATTGAATATGTTTTTTTATTCACCGAAACACAAAGATACGTTACCATACTACGACAGATTTCCTCTGGTTCTTCCTCTAGAAAAATATTCTGGTGGGTTTATGGGAATCAATATGCATTATCTACCGATACCATTAAGAATAAAGTTACTTGATAAGCTCTATGAGTTCAGTAATAATGATAAGTTTGATGAGACAACAAGGTTAACTGCAACTTATAACAGAATGAGAAACATCCCATTAGTTAAACCTACTTTACACAAATATCTATATAACTTTCTTGACTCACCGTTTCGTCGAATAGATGCAGACGAATTTATTGTTGCCGCGTTATTACCAGTACATAAATTTAAAAAAGCTACAGACAGAAAAGTCTGGAGAGATTCAAGGGGAATGATCTAATGGCTGATAGATTTAACTTAGGAAGTTTTGTAGAGGCTACTGCATATGCAGCCCTTGATGAAGTTTTTGCAACATTTCGAAGTGATGATGGATTTGCAAAACCGTGCCGTTATGAAGCATTTTTCCTTCCCCCTGTTTCAAAAAGTCGGACAAACATTTTTGCACAAATGATGGGCGAACAAGTTGCAGATCAGACTGCAAGAAAAACTGCACTACGATGTCAGAGTTTTGAATTTCCTGGCCGTAATCTGGACACCGCACCCGACACAAACATTTATGGCCCAAGTAGAGAAGTTGTTCAAGGATATTCTTTTGCAACCACTAATGCGGTGTTTCAGTGTTCATCTGACATGAAAGAAAAAAGATTCTTTGAGACATGGCAACGACTTGCATACAACCCTCAAACATGGGCTATGCAATATTACAGCGACTATGTTGGTTCAATTAAAATATTCCAACTAGACGAAACAGACAGACAACGATATGGTATTGAGTTAGTTGAAGCATTTCCAAAAGGAATAGCTGCACAACCATTGGACTATGGAACGACAAATGCAATACACACAGTGTCAGTAGAATTTTCATATCGATACTGGAAAGATTTAAAAGATGAGGCGGATTTACCTAAACCGTTAGGAGAGAGGGTTATGGATGCAGTTTTAAATACCGTAGAAAGTAAAATAACATCGGCAATACCAAAGGTGTTACAAAAATTATGAGGATGAAATATTATGTTACCAAAATTAGATACACCAACCTATAGGTTGACTTTACCATCAACAAAAGAGGAGATAGAATATAGACCATTTTTAGTTAAAGAACAAAAATTACTGATGATGGCTCAAGAGAGTGAAGATGACAATGAGATAGTTGATACGGTTTCACAAATTGTTAATGCTTGCACTTTTGAAAAAATCGATGTTAATCAATCCCCAATGTTTGATATAGAATATATTTTTCTAAAAATAAGAGGGAAGTCTGTAGGAGAAAAAATCGATTTGACATTAACGTGTCCTGATGATGAAGTGACAACGGTTCCAGTTCAAGTTGACATAAATGAAATTTCTGTGTTGATGAGTGAAGAACACAAGAATGAAATTGAAGTTACTGACAATGTTAAAATGGTTTTTCGATATCCTCTTTTAAAAGATGTGAGAGGAGTACCAGCTAATGCTAAAGAGGTGGATATGATTTTTCACTTACTTTACACCTGTGTAGATTCCATACATTATGGAGAGGATATTTACAATAAAGTTGATATCAGTGATAAAGAAATTACAGAATTTGTTGATTCTTTAACAGGTGATCAGTTTGAAAAAATTACGAACTTTTTTCAAACTATGCCTAAACTGCGACATGTGATTCCAGTTAAGAATCCCAAGACGGAAGTAGAAAGTGAGGTTACAGTGGAGGGCCTGGCAAGTTTTTTAGGATGACCCTTGCCCATGACAGTCTATATAATTATTATAAGACTAATTTTGCGTTGATGCAACATCATCAATATAGTTTGACAGAGTTAGATAATATGATGCCATGGGAAAGGGAAATATACGTTGGTCTACTCATGGAGTATATTAAGGAAGAAAACGAGAGATTAGATAGGGAGCAAAATAAACATGGGTGATAATCAATACCAAAGATGGATTGACCTTGCACATATGGTTGATCAGTGGAGAATATTTCCACGACTTTTTATTACCACTTACATATACCTTCTGTATAAGGTAGTAATATGGTATATGGATTTGGTTGCACCCTCAATGGAACAAAGTGGTTTAGTAAGTGTCGTTGTCGGTGCTGGTGCTGCATGGTTCGGTCTATACACAGGTTCAAGTAAGTCGAGTAAGTAAAATGGCAGATATTTTAAATATTAGAGATTTAATTGCTGTAATAAGAGAGCGTAATATTGAGCAAAAAAAGGCAGAAGAAGAACAACTGAAAACTGCCAGAGAAGCAGCTAAAGATGCATATGACCTTGCAGAGAAAGAAATTGCTATGCAAAAAGACGTTGCTGAGGCGGCAGAAAAACGTAACATGACAACAGATGAGTACTTGCAAGATCAAATAACACAAGCAACCGTAAATCAAAAGACGGTCACTAAAGAAAATAAGGAAGCGATAGAAGCAGCTGAAAAACAATATCGAGAGTCAATTAATGGTATCAATAGACTGACGATGAAGCAGGAAGAAGTCGAAAAACGAATGGCAGATGCAGAAAAGGCAAGGGGGGATGCTTATGACCAAACCGCCGTTCTTGCCAAGGAAGCTAGCGATAAGCAAGAACAGGCGGTAAATGATCGTCAGTTACATAACGGTGATACAAGG